TCCTTTGGCCGCACTAACGCCAATCGAATACAGGCTCTGATCCAGATTGTAATTATTGGTGAAGGTGAAGCTCTCCGTTTTCAGACACATCAGATTTGACGCGGTCCAATCGTTCGCCGGGTAGTTTATGATTTGATTCAGCGGTGTGTCGTTGGTGTCGGTTGGATATAGCACTTCATATCGGGAACCAGGAAAGCTCGTTTGCACAGCGGATCGGATTGAGGCGGTATATGTACCAATCAATTGGGGCAGAAATATACATTCGTTCGGATACTTCGTCGGATCTTCGGTGTTACTCGTGATGATCTTGATTGGCGTTCCATACGACGCCTGAAACTGTTGCTGCGTATAACTGTCATAGAACGGCATGCCGGCTTGGTTTGGGAAGTACCACCATTGAACTTCGCCAAATTGTAGGTAAGGCGTCATACCCGCATTCGCTTGAAGCTGCGCCATATCCAGGTAGACTTGCTTCCAGTAGTTTAGGGACGCGGGCGAAAAGTTCGTTTGAACCGACGGAGTGTTGAGAACGACAGGCGTGGAGTCCGGATACTGCTGAAGAATGCCGGCAGCAGGTGAAGGATCTCCGTTTCCAAGTTCCATGCTAAAAGAAGCTACGCAATCCATTCCGTAGCCCTTCAATGCTGTGAAAAACGCTTGATGCCAGTCACGGGCCGCGCGATTAAGACGCGGTGTCGCCATCAGGTCGGTTCGCCAGTAATCGGCGGCCGCAATCAACGTGGCATTTAGAGGATTGCTCGTGTCAAGGCTATACGGAGCGCCATCAATGCCGCCCCCCAAAGTGGTCGTCGGCGCAGTGACAGAAAACCCCGAACTGCTGGGATCTAGCTGAACCGATATTCCGTTGCCGTACGTTCCCATCGCTCGCGCTGTAACAGTAAGTTGCGCCCCATCCGCTGTTGCCCAAACTGAGTTGGTGCCAAGATTGATCAAAGCAGCAAGTGCCTCAGCCACCGTCGCCACCGTATCGTCCGGCAGAGCCAAATGACTAATCAATGTCGCGGCAGCCGCTTGCTGTCCCGGTGGTGATGCTGCCGCAATCGCCAGAACAACCGTCGGGCTGCCGGTGTATGATTCGGCGGAGAACGTCAATGTGAGACTTGCATATTGAGTGCCCGGACGAACCAGCTCATAAAACCAAAGGGCCCCGGCGTAATGATTTACGCGTCCAGAAAATCCAAGCTTATTAATGAGCCAGGCTGTGCGTTCGGCCGGGAGCGCTTGTGAGTGGTACGTGTCCCAGTCCGTCGCCAGGGACAGGCCCGTCTGCGCAGAAACATCGGGAAGGTTGGCGCTGGGATAGGCAATCTCTAGGAAGTCAACGAACAAATCGGCGCCGCTTGGGCCGGCATGCGTAACTTTGAGAACATGTGTTCCCGCGGGCAGAGTGCCAATTTTAGAACGAATGAGTATGTCTTCCCCAGCCAAACTCGTGTTCAGAGTTGTCTGGGTCTGCCCGTCCACTTGCAGCGCGATCGTGGCGCCGTTTGTCAGCAGCCTGGTTCCGAGGTAAAGATCGTGGCTTGCCGTTTCGCTGTAAGTAAAGGTACAAGAACTTCCTGGAGTTGACGAATGATGAATACGGCTTATTGAGTAATTCCCCTGCTGGATGTCCCACGTTCCACTAAACACTGCCGAACTGTCAGTGTCCTCTATGCGGCGGCTCCCAGGCCCGGCTACGAAATATTGAGCGTTAGTTCCCGTAACACTCCACTCAGAAATATTGACCTCAAACTCAGTTTGGTTAAATGTGCCCGCCTGAAGGTCGGCCGCCCATGTCCAACGGAGCTTGCGAACACGGTTGGTGGGAATGCCTAGCTGCCGTTTGAGAGCTCCAAAATCTATCGTGATCTTATACTGGCCTGGGAACTGGCCGCCACTGAATGCGGCCGACGGCTGCGACCAGCACGCTACACCATTTTCGGCAAATCCGTACATCGTTATCCGGTTGCCGTTCGCACCGCGAAGAGCGGCCCAGTTCGGCCCCGATTTCCACGTTACTGTGACGGATGCACCGTTGCTGGAAGCGCTGAAATCCGGATTGGCATTGACGTCAGTTGCGATGCCCTGGGCGATCTGTGCCAGCGTGTCTTGCGGTCCGACGGTATAGTAATGATGGCTTTCTAAAAATGCAAGACCAACTCGATTGCCGGCTCCGGGCGACGCCGTAAGCGTCATTGTTGCCGACGCACTTACGTACGACCCCTCGCTGGGGGTGGCGTAATCCGGCCATAAATTCACCCGGTAAAGATTTTCAACACCTTTGTCATCGGCGGCCCAGATCCGAAGCGTGTTCCAATCCACGATTGGCACGAGATTCGATTCAATCGGGATGCAATTCTTGCGTTTCTCGTTGTAAGTCAACATCAACCCGCTGAGATCACCGTCGGGTAAGTTGCGAAGCGATGGGTGTTCGAAGACATTGTCACGATTCCACTCAACGACAGCCCAATCGAACTGCTGTCGCCATTTTCCGGAAAGCGTGTATCCATTTGCGCTTGCACCGCTCATCGCGGCGATGGCGGACGGAGTTAGAAAATAACACTGCAGATCCCGGTTGGGCGTTAGCTTTGATATTTGTTCCGGCATATGGTTCACAGACGGATAGTTACTGTCAGATCACGTCCGGGATTCATCGACGCTTGGAAGCTCTGCAAAACATTCAGCGTCACGTTCACCGTCAACACTGCGCGTTCGGTCAGCGGAGCAAGTCCGACGCCATCCACAACGGATGATACGGTTGCGCCCGACGGTATTGTGAGGGTGCAGTATTTCAAACCATTTTGCATTACATCCACCGAGACATCGTAACCAGATGGCGCCTGCGTTACTTGCGCCCGTAAATCGCGGACTGCGTGCGATGCCTCTATCAGCAACGGAGGAGCAGCATTCTGTTGCGTAGCGAGCGTGCTGCCAACTTGAAGCGAAAACTGGCCGCCGGACAGCGTCCGCAGACCGCCCGCCGGCCCTGTTGTATAGCAGAGCTGCTTCGCCAAGCTGTCGCCGAATGCATTGGTGACAAAGAATTGCGCCGCGCAAACCCGAATGTCCGGCATCGTAATCGTGTGCGTAAAGTTCAGAGCAGCACGATTATCGAAGAAGTTCAGCGCGAACGGCACGATTACAGCGGATAGTGTCAAATGAAGGATGGCATCGCCAACGTTGTGGGTGCTCGCGCTTGAGCCTAACGAGCCTCTGAGAACAGAGTAAGTATTCGTCGCGTTGTTTACCGAGAGAACTGCCATCAGCTCAGATCCAATTTGGATAATTTGGCCGGAGTACGCCGGGCCCGGTTGAGCCAGAACTATGCTGCTCGTCACCGTATCGAGCGCCGCGTTTAAGGAATATTGCGTCGGGTCGCTAAGCTCATTCCACGAGAAAATCTCGAGTGTCCCGCTGGACACAGAGGAAACGTTCGTCAACTCGTCGAATCCGACTTGAGAGAGCGTCAGCAGTCCGGAGCCTGGAGCCGTGAGAGTGAAGTCCGGAGCAAGCGTTGTCCCGCTGTCAACCCGGCCGCCTCCGAGTGCGCAGCGGGTCACCGGACAAAGGTCGGGAGACGCTTCCAAATTATTTACATTTGCTGCTCTTCCAGTGATCTCGATTACCATTCCCGGCTGGTACGCTAGTTCAAACTGGATGGGAGTCGTCGCTGATACCGCGGCAAATTTCCAAGAGCTATCGACGACAACGAACTGACTAGTGGTATCAGGCAGTACCGACCAGGCCGATGTCACGGTAAGCGATGTCGCATCGTTCGTAGAGATCGTGCGCTCCTGTCCTCGTCCGGTTCCTTCGACGATTCTGGCCACTCGCCCAACGTAAGCGAGCGGAACTGCACCCATGTCTTGGCAGGAAATCGTGGTGGCCGACCAGGAGGTCGCGATAAAAGCGCCCGCGTATTCTTTTCGATAATAGAAGTTTGCATGGTCGAAGCTCGAGTCCGGTGGCCCTGCTGGTGTCGGCGGTAATCCGGTGTCGGTGAAACTGGAACTCAATGCCACCGCAGTCGCAATCCGATAAAGGAGCTGTGGATTCGCTCCACGATACACATTAAACGTGGCTGCCCCTTTCGGGAAACTAAGGCCTGAGATTGTCACCGTATTCGTTTCGCCACTCCCTGGAATGAGGACGGGAACTGTAAATGACAGGGACCCTTCATTACCCGCCCCGTCTAGCGCGCTCACTGCATAGTAAAGCGTGCTGCCGCTGATCAGGTTTCCCCCGCTGCTCTGATACTGCGGCGATAAGCTCAATAACGGCAAGCTCAACGACCCGGTCTGCGGGCGATTAGGCATGGAAAATCCGACGGTCAGCGTGTCCGTAGCGCTGCCATCACTTTGGGATTGGAGTTGCTCAGTCACCTGGAAGTCATAAAACTCTAGTGATGCATGCGCGTCGTTGTGCGCTACCAGCCCAATTAGCGGACGAGGTGTCTGTACTTGAGAGAAGGGCTGTCTCCCAGCCCCGGCGAGCACCGCTGGGTTATCGCTATACCAGTTATCGTCGTGTATCTGAGCGAGAATCGTGACAACTTCGTAATTTAGAGAAGGCGCCAATTTTATAACCCGGAATGGCGTCCGTAAAAGACCTTCTTTGGCGTATGTCAGCGTGATGATGTCGCCAGGCCTCACCTTCAGCGCTCGAAAGCTAGTCTGAAATTGGACGTAAAGGTTGCCGGCCGTCGATTTGTCTAATTGCCGCAGCAAAACCCGTGTTGCTTGGCTCATGTTTGCGATGCCAAGTGCGGTTGACTGGCTGCTGATCTCGTAGCCGATCAAACTTGAATCGTCGGAGTCCACAATGGACAGGCTGTCCTGCTGATATTCGTTGAACGCATCCTGAAATTCAACGCTCAGGCGATTCGATGTTTCCGCAACGCTGCGTGAAGTGAGCCTTACGGTGGAAGAGCCATTGGGGTTCCGAACGATTCCGGAGAACGAACCCGATGCGTCACTGAATTCGTAAGCCGGCCACCCGCCCGAGAGCGTCACCGCGCTATTGCTGCCGTCGGGTAGCGCCGGCTGCTGAGCTGCGATACTCGTCTCCGCCGCTAACTGCAGTAAACCCGTTGAGCCATAACGAAGCATCAGACTCGAAGCAACCCGGATTCCACGTATAACCACCGCCGCGCTTTGTCTCTTCGTCAGAAACAGATTGCATTGGAAGCGTGGGACCTGCAGCGGGTTTCCGTTGCTGTCTGTTGTGCTTATAAGTTCTCCGCAGAATCCCGCCGCACGCGCAAAACTGGCTAAATCAATTTCCGAATTAGACCAGCCGCTGCGCCTCAAAATATCAAGAATGATCCATGCCGGGTTATTACTGAAATCGGTCGAATTAAAGGTTCCATCAAGGTTATAGGAGTCCAGCTGCATTCCCTGCGTCAAGACTTCGACAGTCGGCAGAGACGAACCGCTGGCAATTCGATTGGGCACAACGATCGAGAGTACGGCGATACTTCCATACGGATCGCCGAGCGGACTTCCGTGGGAGTCAGTAAAGTCGTAATTGAAACTCCCTCCGCGTGTACCTCGAGTGACGACGCTGTACCATCCAGTCGACGTCATGTTCGTACCTGCGATCCCTTGAGGGATCTCAATGTCGTTAACAACAACTTTCAGAACTCCTTGGACTACGCCGATGCCCAGGATTACTTCCAAATGCGTCAGGTTTCCGTCGTTGCGTGCAAAGTCCACGGGAGCTTTCAGCCATCCAGTCCCATAGACAATCGGAACTGGATCGTTATATTTAGCTGAGTTTTCAACCAGCGGAGAAACATGAGATGTCTTATCGCCCGCTGTGCGGACGAGGATCGCCGACGGTACGAATTCGAACGCTCCAAAACGCTGCGTGATGTTGCCATGCGAGTCCTTCGCGAACATCCCGCGTTGTTGACATTGCGTTCGAGATCCATCGCAGGATGTGAAGGCGGCCCCATTATTCAGGTTGCCAACACCACCTTTGATGTCGGCTGAGTATCCACACTTGTAGAAACGCGAATATCGGCCGCTTGCTCCGCCAGAAACAGCTTCGGTCCGCTGCGCGATCGTGGTCGGAAATGTCCACGGGCAAGAACGTTGAATTCTTACGTCCGGAAGCGGAATTCGTTGCAGGCTTAGCTTATTCGTGAAAGTGACGCGTAGTGAGTCCTCGGTGATCTCGTCCGGATCGCCCGCAACACCGCGAAACAAGACCGTGCTTTCAGTGGTAACAGTTTGACGGGGAAGACTTGCAAAGGCTACAAAGACGGTAAGTTGCGTTCCCTTAAACCCGACCTCCCGGTTTATCTCGGACATGTAGGAGTCCGCATTTGCAAGAGTGATTGATAACTGCGAAATGCCGTCCATTGCATCGTCAGCAGAGAGCTGCAGCTCAAACAGGTTATGTTTCAGGATTCGCGCAGCATAGGTTTGCCCGGCAAATGAAGTCGCGTGGGTACACCAGTATTCGTTGATTCCGGACGGCAGAACACACTGGAAGAAGAGAAGCGGCGTGTCCGCTTCCGCTAGCTGTTTCGCCTGGTTGATGGTCGCCATATGCTTGTCCTTAAACTGAAGCCTCGATGCTGAACACCGTGGAAAATTGGCCCGGAGAGGTCGCAATGACGGGAAGGCTATGCGTTGCCCAATGCGCATTGCTATACACCCCGCCTTGCTGAAGAGTCGGTCGGTATCGCGAAGGCGCTAACTGGGCCTCCAGCTGCGGCCCATATATATCGGCTTGTTGTCCCGCTCCAACGGTAAGCCTGGCTGAAAGCGTCTGCCCGGGATCCGTCAGGCGTGTGCTCAACGTGATTCGCGTCCAATTCGAGTTAGTCGAAAATGTCTCGGAAACGTTTGCGGACGTCCCGGAAGCCGTCAAAGTGATTGCTGCACCTTGAGCGCTCCGGACATACACGGAAAAGCAATATTGGTAGCTGGCCGGCACCGCTAGCGTTTGAGCAATCCCCTGAGCCGCCTGACCATTATTTGTGAGCGTGAACGCTCCGGTGCCGCCGAACGGATCCGGCCGGGCGCCTGCCAACTGGATCGACGACGGCGCTCCCCAGACGCCGCCAGTAAGATCAGCACTAGAAGCGATCATATTGTCTGTCGGGTCGATGAAGGTAAAGGCGTGAAAAGGACCAACACAGTTGGCAAAGTGTATTTGGAGCGCCTGCAAGTCGTAACTCGATAACTCCATATACTCCAATTCCCAAACCAGGCGTGATCCGTGTGGGTCGGAATTAAGAAGCAGATTGCCATCCGCTAACAGGTTCTTAATCGTCCTCGCCAGGCGCGTCTTGCGAATCGGATATTGAGCGAGTGCGCCGCTGCTTAATTGCGGAAAGACCAAATTAGCCATTTGTTTCAATCACCCAAATCAAAGTAGAACTGTTGTCTATGTCCAAATAGCGCGTTACTAATTCAGCCGTGGCCAATCGGCAGTTCGGCACCACAGTTCCAGTAAACGGATCAGGAAAAACAAACGTGGAATAATCACCTGCCTGCTGAGAAAAGAAGCTTTCAATCTGCGCTATCTCTTGTTCGTTGAGCAGATCCAACTGAATACGCCAGGTGCGGAACGATCGTCCCTGCGTGAGACAGCGTTGATCTGAACCGTCCAGGAAGCGAATGACTTGTACACCCTGGCCGGTGATCATGGGCGCGGGATATTGCATCACGGCTTGCGTACTTAAAGGAGGAAACGAGTTCATGTCAGATCTCGGCAATTACGTCATTCAGCGAGCTGGAATGCAGGAGGGCCGTCTTTACCGCCTGCGCAATTTGCGTACTCTGGTCCTGCAGGCTCTGTGAATTGGCCGTCGCGCCGGATGCGCCACTTGTTCCCACCGAAATGCTCAAATTTTGTCCCGCTGGAAGGTGAAACTCTTGTAAGGGCGCCGTCGCCTTTTTGGCGCCACCAAACAAGCTGGCAATACTTGAAACGATGGACCCGAGACCGGTGATACTTCCCAGACCGAAGCCTCCGCCCAAAGCGCTTGCGAGCCCACCCGAAGCTGCTTGCTCCAACAGTTTTCCCCAATCGGTCCCGGTTGTAGTAGTTGGAAGTTTCGTGCTCGCCGGCCGCCCAAAGCTGATTCCAGATGGCAGACCTGTTCCGCCAATCGAACTCGACTTTGTCCCACCCAGGTTTCCTGCTGTCAATGCCTTGCTCGACTCCGCACTTTGTGTGCCGATTCCCAAGCCGCTCGTCTTGCCGCTCTGAGCCAACGAGTTTAGTAGACCTGTTAGGTTATTTTTCGACTTCGCCATTTTTTGTTTCCTCTTGCCAAGCGCGCTCTAACACGCTAAAGGCATCTGCCGTTTTCGCGTCCAAATCGAGAACGTTAATCCCGCCGAATTGCTTCCACGCGGCATATTGCTCCAGAAACTGAAGACTGCGCGGAGAAATTAGCGACTTTGGGCACTCTATACTCGACACCTGCTTACGTGCCCAAACGATTCGTTTCGCTTCATCGCGCGCTTGTTCAATCCAGCCGCAGTTTCGGATTGTCGTCAGGCCGCTTTTCCGGCACGTATCGCAGTTCCACGCGGCCTGCGACGTGAACTGAAAATGGAATGCGATTAGAAGTTTTTTCTTTCTTCCTCGGTTAACCCAAGTTCCGATCGGAGAGACTCAATGATCTCGTCCGCAAGTGGCTCCGGCCCGAATGCCGCTATCGATTCAACTGTCGCCGGCCGGCCGTCGATGCGGAGTCCGTCAACCGAGACAAGACCCCATTCCAGATACATACGTCGAACCAGCAGTTCGCTGAAAGCAGCGTCCAGCTGATCGGTCGCATCACCCGCCCGCAAAAATTCATTCTGCAGAGCGAGTTCCCGTGCTTCTCGTGTCAGCTCAATTCGCTGTCCCAACGATATTCTGCGAATCGCATAACGGACGCCGGGGAATGTCTTGCTGTCCAACCAAACGCTGCTCTTATAACTCTTTCCTCTAGGCGAAAGCCATGAAAATTTCATTTTCAAGTACTCCGGTTACTTTGTTGTTGGCGAAATGCCAAACAAGTCGCTGGCCCGAATCGTCAAACGCTGGAATCTGCGGCGTAACGTTTGGCAGATAGACGGCCATCATTTCTCCTTGTTGCCGTCCCAGTTGCAGCAGAGCACTGATTGTTCCTCGCTGTTTGGCAATCTGATAAAGCATGCTTGTCTGCGCATCATCTTGCGCCATCAGAGTGAAATCTACCATCACCTGGCGCCGGCCGGGTGTGAAAGCCAATGGATACGAACTCCCGAAGTCGCTGCCCCTGGCTTGCAAATTGTTTACAACGCGAACACGAACATCCGTCAACGTGAAAAACCGCGCCTCGTTCGCGCCCAACCACGCTTGCCCCAGGGTTGCCGGCACTAAAGCGTAGTCAAACTGCGCCAATTGCGGTTCTGGGGGAAAACCGCTCAAACCAGCCGTTCCAGTGCTAAAACTGCTCGAATCGATCAAATTGCTGGCAGGACCACTGAAGCTGAATTCATGTGTCCCGCCGGAAATGGACAACTCGAAATTGTTTACCATTGCACCGGTGATGACCCGGCTCACTGCGTCTGTGGGATTCCAATAGTCGTAAATCGTCAAACTTGGCAACGCCAGGGCAACGCCGTATGTCGCAACATTCGGTAGTGCCGCACCCATCGGGGGAACGTTAGAAAACGGTGCATTAACAGCTACGGTTGTTGCATTCTGTACTACCGTTACAAATCTGATTTCACCCTGATAACTTATGGCGGACCCCACGGCCAAGCCATGGGGCTTTGTCGTTTGCACCGCAGATCCATTCGGTGCATTTGCGACGATCAGTCCAGTACTGACGTCTGGAATGCCACCAAGCGCAGATTGAAATAACACTCCGCAGGGAGGTATTCCTGATGCTAAGTTACTTGTTAGGTAGCTCCTTACCTCGAAAGCCGTCGTACGAAAACCGCCCGCGCCTGAAGCAGACTTCGTCCGCGACCCGTTCTTATCTCGTCGAATCGAAGGTGAAACCACTTGCATCGCATCAACCCGACTCGCGATAAAGCGGTTTTGGGCAGTGATTGCAACGGCATTGCCGAAACTATTTTCAAGTCCTGCGTAAAAGCGATTACCCGTAGACAGGATGTAGCTGCTCATCTTAATTCCGGCTCACCAACAAACCGACAGTGATCTTTGCCGACTCCACAAAGCCGAATCCCCCAGCTTTCGGGGCTTGGAACTGTACGTCGTAGATCCCTGGGAAAAACACGCCGTCGCCCCAGTCGCCCAGGTTCTGTTGAAGAATGTTTGTTACTGCGTCGACAGAGAAGTGGATCGATTGGTCGGTCTGCCCCACCAAAGCCGCGCTCGCCCAGACCTCTGCAACCACCGTGACCGTTCCCGACAATGTTCGAAACTTTTCGCCCTGATTGTTCTTCAGGCCGGTGCTATAGAGGCAAACGCGAGGATAAGTTAGCTCGACATCCCGGTCCCCAATGTCTGGCGAAGACGCAGTCAACACGACTTGTCCCGATTGAACATTCGATAAGGCGACGTTCGCGGCCTGAGCGGCCGCCGCGATTTGCTGCGACAGCGCGTTATTTGCCGTAAGCAGATTTGCTGCTTTTTGTGCCGCCAATAAAGTTAACGGAAGCATCTCAACCTCTTTGCAATAGCCTGGAGAGCTGAATCTGGTAATCGGGCTGCTGCCCGCCAATCGCGAACGGACCTTCAATTATTCCGGACGTCGGTATTTGCCATGTCGCTCCGATTGCCAGGGGTTGGCTGTTTTGTTTGGTCAAATCAGCCGCTGTGGTGCTGACATAGACATTCCATCCGATTGCGCCGGTCGGTGCTCCAAGTAATCCTTCTGCCATTCCCACCGCGATGCCGGACTTATCCGGGAGAATAGTTCCGTTTACCGGACTTAAAGCGCCCTCGTCCTCGCGTATGTCGACCCAAGAACTCTGAACGTATATGGATTGCGCCGGCCCTGCACCGTTCTGTATCGATACCAGCGGCATGGCCGGTTTCGGTAGTGGCGTGTATACGATTCCGATACCCGAATCAAACGCCATCTGCGAGGCTTCCGTTGCCAATTGTTGATATTCCATCCACTTTCCCTGAAAGCGGGTATTCAGCTGCACGTTGTAAGCTTCCGCGTAGAAGCGCGCCAGCGCATCGAAACAGACCCATTTCGAAAGTGGCGGCGTAACCACCACCGTCGAGAGTCCCACCACCCGTCGTCGCATCCATTGCGGATCAGAAGCGCCCATCCTCAGAAGCCAGAGCAGGACTCTGTCCGATATGCCACTCACTGCCAGATTGATTTTTGTATCGACGTTGATGCCGTGCGTAGAGGCAACCTGCACTAGCGATGTCTCAAACTGAAGAAGATCGTCGAGAGTAACGACGTCAGCATCTGTGAACAGAGCCATTTGTAACCTACTTATTCTGAGAATTCTTTCGACCGGAGATGTGGCCCAGATCGGATTCCGAGATGATCGCGACCTGCACGCGCTTTGCTGCTTCGGCTGCTAAGTGCGCTTTACGCGCAGCGGCTTGGCGTTCAGCGAACTGCGATTTCTGCTCCTCAGTAGCCAGCACCGCCCGGCCTTCAACAATCATCACGGCGGCCATACTGCGGGATACTTCGGAAATACGCCCTTCTTTTCCGCCATCCGCAGTTTCAAGACTGACTACAATCGGATAGTCTTCAGAAAGACTCGCTTCGACTGCCTGAATTTTTCGAAAATATTGTTTTAAGTCCATGGGTTTTCTCCAAAGAGAAAGGGAGCTGCCTTTTGACAGCTCCCTTTCTGCTCCTTAGCCGGTCAACTAGCTGTTAACTTGTACTCCGAAGCTGTTGCGGAGCACGCCGCAGCCATAGAGCACGTCAACCGTGAACTGCTGTGACAGTGTGTTCGGCTGATAGCTCATCACGACGCGAATTCCGAAGTTGCCCATTTCGGCGTATTCGGCAATCGCACCAGTGCCCGGAAGCGGTTGCGGCAGGCGGCGGACCACCAGACCGATACCATCTTTGGCAAAGGCGAGGTTGTGAGTGTTCAACGTGGTGGTACCCGTTGTCGGCACAAACTGCGAACGGAAGATAAAGAAGTCCTTCATCTTGCCGACATTACCTTCGACCAATGCCTTCAGGCCGGCCTCGCCAGCCGTGTAGTATTCGCTGAAACGAGGAATCTGACGGATCTGAGAATAAGTGTTCGAATCGACTACCAGATACTTCGAAGCAGAAGCAGGGACCTTCGCAGCGAACAGAGCGGTTTCGGCCGCGTCGATCGTTGCTTCAGTTACCGGAGTGCTGGCCGTTCCCACGGGTGTGTTTGCGGTGAACTGGCTGTACAGATTCAACAGGTCCGTTTCCACGCGCTCGGCAATCGCTACAACAGCCGGTTGCATGTAAGCCTTCAGCAATTCAGGAAACGCGAGCGCCTTGGTCACGTCCGGAAGCTGGAAGGTTGCTTCAGCGTGCGTATTCAGCACGATTTGCGCGTTACCTAGGTTCGGGTTCTGCGGCGTTACCGTGCCTCCCTGCGCGATGTTGTTCGCAACAAGAACGGGGGGAATCGGTACATTAACGGTGTCACCGGCATGCGCCAGCACAGGCTCATAATCCCGATTCACCAGGTTGCCCATCACGAGATTGCCCATCAAAGCAGGCAATGCATCAGCCGCAACAAGCTTCACAATCGCATTTGCCAGGTTGGCAGATGTAATAGTTGACATATTTCTCCTAAGCTAAATTCAAAAAGGCACGCGTTCAGCGTGCCTTGGTCGAAGGTCTACAACCTCCGTAAATGGCGAGTCCGCTCGCCTTACTAATGGGAAAGGGCCGCCATTGGGCCCTAATCTTTGGGAAGGAACCGGTCGTGCACTAAATTCCGCGGAGCGCCTGACTTGCCAGCTTTGAAATTTCCTGGCGAACTCGTTCCATCTCTTCTTTATTCATGCCCGGCTTGATTCTGTCCAGTTCGATATTCGAACTGCTTTGCACGCCGCTGCGGGCAGGCGTCTGTGCACCGCTCCCACCGGAGATTCGAGCTGGAAGAAGCTCTGGATTCTCTTGGACGAAGTCGTGCAGGTATTGCTGCAGTGACTTTTGCTCTGGCCCTCTTGCCTGCAACCGGCCGTCTTCCGCCCGGATGATGTCGTCCTTAACAGCTTTGAAAGCGAGGTCTACTTTCGCCACTCCCAACTTCTGCAACTCATTTCGAATTTGACTGCTTCGCTCGGATTCTTCGGCAGTTGCGCGCGCCGTTCGGTTTTCCTCAACCAACTGGTTCACGCGCGCCTCCAGGCCTTCACGACGCTTTCGCTCTTCGTGTAATTCCGTTTTGTATGCAGGCTCTGCCTTGTGCTGTTCGTTGCGTACAAATTCCTCGATTGCTTGTCGAACGACACTCCGAATATCGATATCGTCATTCGCGGGTAAGTTTTGATCTGCCATGCCTATCCTTTCTTGTTAACTCACTACCTGAGCGTCTATCTCCTGTGAGACCTGATCTTTCGTCTCCTGTCGTGCATCGCTCAGATATTTCAATGCGATCCGCTGGTAAATCTGTCGCTTCAACGTGGGAGACGTTATGCCCAGTTGCAGAAGCTTACCGGCGTCATCGAGTTCTGTACCCAAATCGGCAATATCAACTTCATCCAAACCGGATACACTCACCGCCAATCCATCTTCACGTGCATCGCTGACGGCCGTCAGAAGGCCGCGCATGCAATCTTTGACTGCGGTCGCATAGCCCCTCAGCACTTCTTCCGTGATAATGAAGTCCAGTTGTTTGCTGGCCGCTGATTGCGCGTGACCGCCGGTCATCTCACCGGATGCTTGTGAAAGGTAACAAACGCGGTAGATCTCTTCTTTGAGACTTTCCAGATTAGCGGCCGCGATCTGGTACACCTTTCCATCCGGCTCCGCCCAACCGAACTTGTCTTGCGGACCCAATTGGATGTAATAGCTTTCTCCAACCATCTGGTCCCATTCGCGATCCGAGTAAATGACCGGCATCGCGAAAAGCCCCATCGTGATTGCCCAGCCCAAGGCATTGGATTTGTTAAAGTGCTCAAGCTGTAAGTGCGCGGCTTTGTTCATCAGCCACAATCCATCGCCGACCTGCAATGTGAACAGAGGAACGCGCCGTTGTCGAGCCAGCGAGTGTGGACCTTGCGCTACCAATTCAATCGGATTCGGTTCGCTGTTCCCTTCCAGCCTTCGATAGGTTCGAAAGCCTTCCCGGTCGTAGTAGAACCAATAGGTCTCTCGAATCACTTCTGGAGAGTCAACTTGCTGCTGTCTGGTTATTGACTGTCGCAGCACCACCCAATCGTAATCGCCTCGCTCGTTCACGCTCCAATTAATAAGATCCTCCGCCTGGTAACGAACAACGTATGCTCGGGAAACACCGGCCGCATCTTCCTCGGCGCGGTTATTAACTGTCATGGGAATCTTTGGAAAGTCGAGTAGAATGTGACTTCTTCCAGCGATGAGCGCGTCTGTGAAACACGCGCGGAAAAAGGCCGCCATGGTGGTTCCGCGTTGGTCACAATCATCGGCAAAGTCGGCTAGAAAGCGCCGCCCACTTTGCAGGCCGCCTTCCATCTGGAGGCTTGGCGCCCGGCGGAAAAGCGTAGCCGCGTACCAATCAATGATTGAGCCGACATAGTTTTGATAGAACGCTCTTTGCAAGCGCTCCCCATAAACATCGAGCGGCTCTTTCTGCCGGCGCAACAGGTACTCTGCTGCTCTATGCTTGAACTGCTGACCGCCCGCGTACAAATCGCGGTACATTCGCCACGTAATCGTTTGTCGCTTATAGTCAGGATGTTCCCGATCGATTTCAGTCAT